GCCATCTCAGCTAATGAATCCATCTCATCATCTGCGGCTTCTAATCCACGTACTTGGGGCAATGCTTGTTCTATTTTTGATAGACTATCTAATGCTTCAGTGGTTATTTCTTGTGCGTTCTCTGGAGTTGGTTTTGCCAAACTGTCTATTTCATTTTGGTCAAGTTCAAATAATTCTTCTAGTTTTTTGGTCATAAAAGTATTTAGTTACTTTCGTGTACCATTTCTAAAAAGATCATCTTCAGTAATGACTCTAAAAGAAAAGCCTTGCATTTTGCAATATGCATTTGCTGCTGCCCATTTTGCATGATTTACAGCTACTACTGCTCTATCTCTTGCACTGGCGGTACGACTCTCAATTAGACTTTGTTTTTTTGGTTTTATTTCTACAACTTCTGCTAGTTGTTTACCAAACTTATTTTGATAGACAACAAAGAAGTCTGGTATGTACATATGCATCTTACCATCTAATGGACTACGATAAGGGATTGACATTGATTCACTCGCCCAATGTGTCACGTTCTTATGTGTATCACAAAAGGTCATGAATGTTAATTCCCACCCTGAACGATATTTGGGCTTATGTTTACCTACATATTTTTGTGGGTTTTTAGGAGTAAATATACCTTGCGCCCAGTTAGCCATGATTATTGTACGATGTTTCGTGCCACTGGTAGATTTGATCTAGGTATAATAGATATACCATACAATGATGTTTTACTTTTAAAGCTATTAAGATAATAAGCAATAATTTGATTCATTTCCATTTTCTTTTTTCCTTTGATTTGATCCAACAAATCAAGTACAGGAATTTGAGTTTCTTGTGCTATTCTAAAAAATACTGCGGTAAAATTAGCTGCAATATTTTTAGTTTCACATATTGAAACAAAATATGAATATACAATATCATATTCACTTGCGTTAATGACTGTGTTAAATGAATAAAACGCATCATAAATTCTAACTGTTTGATCCAATGAAGTACGTTTATCTAAAATTTGTGGCATAATATTCTTTCTTACGGGACTTGTTTTCCTGCTACATTCTTACCTATTTGCTGAGGTGATGATTGTGCTCCTGATAACTTTGCACCAGCAGTACCAATTGCACTTTGAATAGCACCAAATATAGGAGTTGCTACATTTACATTTCTGTTTGGTGTTCCACCTACTGAATTAGTTATACCCGATACAACTTCAGATTTTGCAATATTCAATAAATTTACGTTTTTAAATGTATTGTAAGTTGTACCGGCAGCTTGAACAGCACCTAAAATATTTCCTTGAGACAATGCATCTATTGCACCGCCCACACCATCAACTAAACCACCTTGACCTAATATATTTGCATTTGCTCCGGGTCTTGCAATAGGGCTCACTGTTCTATCATAGTTGGCTTCATCACCAAATCCAGTAACAATATTTCCAGGACTCTTACCATCAATTGCACCCTCATTATAAACTACTGTTTCATAATCTAATGTCATTTGGTGTTCCATAGTACCATTACCTTGAGCATAATCATATGTATCATGGCTGAAACTTGTTATAACTGGATTGATTAGAGTATAAGCTACAAAATTGTGTTGATTAAAACCAAACACAGTTATATTTTTAAAGAAAGGTATTTTTACACCAGTTGGATCACTTGTTCCACCTTGATAACCCCAATTATCATTACCTGTTATAGAAGGTTGATATAGTGTTCTGCTATTATATGTAGCGTCAGTCGTGCCTGACGTTCCACCACCACCTGTTTGTTGAAGTGGAGTTTTACCACCTCTTGAACCAGCAAATATTACTTCAGGTTTTGTTCCGTCAGCATAGTAATAGTTGTAATAACCTTTCCACAATCTTCTGATTGTGTTTCCGTTATCATCATGGAAGGTAATATTAACTGTGTCATATTTAATTTTAGTTTGTATAATGCGTTTACGATTATACTGATTCATTTGACTAGTTTCAAAATTGAAGCTAGGAAGTTTTACTGTTTTAACTAATAACCCATAATTAGATTCTGGCAATCCAGTTGGGTTTAATTGAAAATAAACATGAAATAAAAATTTCAGTTTAGGTGCATTTTGATATGCATTGGGTCTAAATGTCTTACTAGCATGGGTGTAATCACGAAGGAAATCGCTGCCGAAGAATGCTCCGGCAGCGTCTGTTAGTAAGTTTTCAAAAAATCCAGCCATAGTCTAGATTTATTTAGTTAAGTTTACGGGTGATTATAATGAACCACCGATACCAGTAGCGATTGAACCAACAGTTCTTCCGATAGTAGAACCAACACCAGATCCGATTGGTGATTGAATTGCGTTATCAAAGCGAATTGTCAATGCGATTGTTACTGCTTCGTTTGTAGCATAGTTCAATGTGTTGTAGTTAGCTGTTTGCAAGAAGCAACCATAGCATTCCCAAGTTTCTAAAACGATAGGAGCAGCAGCGCCATTGCCACCGTCTAATATTTCAATATTAGTTTGGAACTTATAGTCTTGACCAGTCGCAGCACTTGCTTGTTCAACAAAGTCCATTTGCTTCTGTAGTTGTTGACCAATTAATCTAGATACACTGTTTGAAGCATCATCACGAATGTTAACTGACAATGTTTGCCATGTTGCTTTACCTGCCAAATACATTGTTGAGTTGTATATTGGTAGTGTGATTTCTTGGAACTGTACGTTTGGACGAGAGCAGTCAATAACTTGTTTTGTTAACTCTACTGTACTTGTGTTTGTTCCAAAATTCAAAAAGTTTACTCTGAATCTAAATTGTAATTTTGGCATTAATAAGCCCTGATTGCCACCGGCATTATCAGATGCTACTGTCATGTTGAACAATGATTGTGAGGCTGTTGCCATTTTATATATCTCCTGTTAATCTTATTTATCTTAAATAAACAGATAACCCCTTTCGGGGTTATCCTAGCTTATTATAATGATGCTATCTCACCTGTGTTTAGAACACGAACCGGTACGTAAATGAATTCAGCAGCTTTCACTGGTTCAAGCGCAACGTCAACCCAAAGTTCATTTCTGTCTATTCTAGCTGGTGTGTTGTTACTTTCGTCACAGATTACCAAGTAGTCATAGATACCGCGTTTAGCAACTAAATCTACCATCAATGTTTGAATTACACCTGCAATTTGTTGACGAGTCAACGCATCGTTAGGTTCAAATACGAACGGTCTTGCTGCTAATGTCAATTGTCTACGAACGTAAGCAATTAGTCGTGCAACGTTAACTCTATCCAATGCACTTGAACTGTTGTAACTTGTCTTATTACCGTAATTCAATAAGCCAATACCAGTGAAGAACACTAATGGGTTAATAAAGTTAATGTACAATACATCACGAATACCAATACGTGTCTTGGTAGTTATGAACTCACCAGTTGTATTATCAATATAACCAATGTTTGTAGCATTGTCAATATTACCTCTACGTGTACCAGCAGCCGCTAACCAAGGATAAGCAATGTTATCGTTTCTGATGAATGTACGTAACATCATGTGACTTGGAGGGACAGCAACTAAGTTACCGCTTAGGTCACTTGTGATACCACTTGGATAGAACAAGCCTAAGTATGTATTACGTGTTACTAAACCATCTTCGCCTGTAGCAGTTGCACCTGCTGCATTAGTTGCCCATGCTTGAATTGCAGTAGCATCTGATGGCAATCTCATTGGAGTATCACCTAAGATATAACCTGTTTCGCCGCGATCAGCATTCAATACAACCATGTTAGGTTGAGCCTCTGGATAACCAGGAGTAGCCATCAAGTTGAAGAAGTTATCTTCATCACGAATGTCATAGTTAGTATCAATTACTGAACGTAATGATTTTACAACCATATTGCGTTGTGCTTGACGACCCATATATGGGCTACCATTTGCTTTTAATCCACTAACGCTTAACCAAGTAGCTGTTTGATTTGGGTAGCTTGGCTCGTCAGGGAAATTAGTACCATTGAAATAATTTGCTTGATACTCTTTAACATTGTAACCTGAACGGCGTGTGTTGAACAACAACATACCTGTTGGGTATAGTGTTGCGCTAGGAGCATCTAAGTCTAAGTAATCACTAGTTAACAAACTAGTAATACTTGGAATAGGATCATCAACTACGTTTACGTCACCGTTAGTTGCCCAACGTGCATCAGCAAACAATACACCAGTTGAACTTGTTTGGTCAGTAATGTCCAATGCTACCCACATGTCTGTCAAACTAGCAGAATCATATTGCCAACGACTGATAGCTGGATAAACTTCTAGATTACTAGTATCAATCCATAAGTCACCATACACTAATGCTGTTGTACCGTCACTTTGAGTTGTTGGCGCAGTTGCAGCAATGATTGGACCTGTTGCATTTGTTGCATTAGAACCTGTTGGTGTTGGGAATCCGTTACTATCATAATTTATGTTTTTGTAACCATTCCATTGTCCACCTGACTGAACCATGATGTCAACTTGGTCAACCACACTCCAGAACCAATTTGTTCCATTTGCAGGAGCTGCTACTGGAGCACCTTGATTTGCAGTAAATGATATTGGAACCCAATTACTAATTTGTGTGTTGTACAATGTATTAGAAGAACCACTTACATAAGTTACTGCACCTGCTGTACCGCTACCGCCAACTGAAACTACGGTTAAAATAAGATCATTAGCAGGACTAGTTCCACCTAATAAAGCACCACTTACTTTAACTTGATTACCAGCTGCATAACCAGTTCCACCGTTATTCACGCCGTCACCAGTGATAGCATATATTGCATTACCTTCAATACTAACTTGTACGGTCATCCCAGAACCAGTGCCAGTAACATTGGTAGTAACTAAACCAGCAAAATCACAAACACCCCCATCAAGAGCAGAACCGTACTTAACAAAGTCAGTAGAATTTGCAACAAAACCTGCTTGTGATAAAATACCACTAGAGAAGCCTTGATTTGCACCAGCGGTAGTAATAAAGTCATTCATTACAATCTCACCGCCTACAGTGTTAATCAATTGAACAGCACCGTCAGTAGTTACTAAAGCATTAGTATAAGGTATACCTGCTGCTAACCATGCAGTAACAAACTGTGTAGGTGTGCAATTATCAGGAATAGTTACAGTGTACGTACTTGATAGACTTGAACTATTTGGTAAACTTGTTTGAACATAAAGAGATGCAGATGACAAGCTAAGATTTAAGTTAATAACAAAATTTGTTTCTGATCCAGTAGCTACTGTAGGACCAGTTGCTCCTCTTCCCCACAAATATATAGGATTAGTTCTGTTTACGTAGTTATTTTCAACGTCATATTCTGCATAAACAGTATCAACTGCAATTGCTTGTCCACCAGTTGAATCTATTTGGCTAGATGCAGACCAGTCATTTGTCGCTAATGTAACATTTTTTGCTCTCCATGAACCAGCAGTTGAATTGTACTGTGCTAAGACAGGAGTTAATCCAAGACCAGCACTACTTGCCTTAATCCATACTGATCCAGTTGGGTGAGGATATGTTTGAGAACTTGTCCATAATGGCATTTCTGCTGAAGTACCGTATACTACTTGTGGTTGATAGTAATCACCCTCATCTATTCCCATATCAGCTAGCGCAGTACTACCACTACCCTCAGTAAGACCTATATATTGATTACCGGTAACTGATGGTTGACTAGATAAAATATTCAATTTACCTGAAGTTACTACCGCGGTGACCCAAGTATAACCTAATGCATTGATTGTAGTTGCTACACCAGTAACAGAACCAACCCCACCGCCATCATCTGGAACTGTAATAGTTTTAGACCATACACCATTTAAACTAAGATTAAATGTGTCACCGGCAGTTAATGAAGGGTTAGATTCAGTGCCTTGTACAGTTGGCCATTGTTTTTGCCAAGTAGCACTTCCCAAAACTGTCCAAACATTGTTTGACGTTTTGTAATAATATTGTTGATACTCGGAATCTGCTTGTACAGTAGCATTGATAGCATAATCACCAATGTTACCCAAACTATTTACTGGATATCCATTATTTAAATATTCAGCATCAGTTATAACTAATGGAGTTACTGCGGAGAATGCACCTGTTACTGCGTTGAATTGGAAAATGCCCCAAGTAGTATTGGTTGTATCTAACCACCAAGCACCGTTTGTAGGTGCACCAGATGGACGACCAACTTGACCTACTAAACTTGATAAATCAATGTCAGCACGTAATGTGTAAACACGATTGGTAATACCCAATGCTGAGTAAGCTGCTAATAAGCCATACTCGTTTAATTCGTAACCCTGGATAGGTGTTCCAGCAGTTGTTGTATAGAAGAATGGTACACCATAGAAATCCACCAAGTCTTTTTGACTTGTGATTTGATATAATTTACCTGCGTTAGCCGCAGTAGTACCGGGTGCAACTGCTGTCCCCGACGGATTAGCTTTATTCTGTGCTGTTGCGAAAACAATAAGCGGTACAGTGCCGCCTGGAGCTGGTAAGTATTGGCTTTGGTCAATGATCGTGACTTCTACGCCGGGTGATGTTAATGCCATTTTATTTTTCCTTTAGTAAAATTTTGAGGTTTACAACCTAATTGCATACTATTATTTATGAATAAATCTAAAAAACACGGTATAACCGTACCTTCAAAGGTTTTATAATAAATATATTATGCTGCTTCAAAGACCTATCTGCAAAAAATGTAACAAAAATCATACTGCTATAAATTATAAGCGTGACGGAGTTACACATTACAGAAGTACCTGTGATGAGTGCGGTAGAAAGAAAAATAAACTAAAGCCTAGGAAGGCTAACTGGACTAAAAGTGGATATAAGAAAAAAGCCACATGCGATTTATGTGGCTTTAAAAGCATGTTCCCAACACAAATAACTGTGTTTCATGTTGACGGGAATTTAGAACATATTGAACAAACTAATCTACGCAGCATCTGTCTTAACTGCATAGAGGTTGTTAAAAAGAAAGAGGTTACTTGGCGGCGAGGTGATCTTGAGATTGACTATTAATTATGTCATATACAGTATTATGTAATTCGTCAATTGTCCCGTTGTTCTCTACGATATAATTGTAATTCAATCCGATACTGCTATACTCACTAGCATGAATTTTTAACTTGTCTAACTTACCCTTGCTTAGGGCCCAAGATGAGTTACCATTTGGTCCTTTATTGAATGCTATTGCAGAGTCATACCAATCAGGATCAGGACCTCGTTTTACCCTGATTACAATACCCCCTGTATTTTTAATAGCAGTTACTTCATTAGAGAATCTACAATCAGTGATTACAACATCTTCTTTGGTGTTTAACAATTTGTTCTCTAAACTAGCTACCCAGATATCATCGTGGAAATGATTGCGAAAAACATCAGTACCCCAATACTGTAGTATCCATCTTGGAGTAATGTCCATACCCAAACGATTACTCCACCACTCGTCTTTTTGTTCACGCCAAACTCGGCTGGCTTTTGTAGTACCTTCAAGGTATTCACGGTTCCATCCAAAGACTGCTGCTACTGCATCTTTTAGACTAGCGGCAAAACTAACTCGTTTAAATCCGTGATATGTTGTGAGATAGTCGGCGATTGTGTCTTTGCCTGAACCAATTAAACCAGTAATGCCGATAATCATATATGAAATGCTCCTGAAGTACTTATTATATTACAAGGACATTACAATATAAAGCATTTAGGTTAGCCTTGTACCCATGTTAATGGTTGACTGTAATCTACATATTTCTTCAATTCTTCAATCAACAATTCCATTCCAGCTTTACCCTCTGCTTTCATAGCAGTACCATTCAATGTTGTACCGCCACCTGGACCTGCAATAGTGCCAAATTTCTCACGGGCTTCACCAATCATAACTTTAAGATTAGCTAAAATAAAGTCACCGATCCATACTCCAGCGCCTGGATCTTGAAGTAATATTTCTTCTGTCTTTTGTACATCGGCCCATATTAATACACGCTCACCAGATCCTTTTGGATCACGAACAATACGCAATATCTTGGACACTGGGTTGAATGTGTATGTTACATAACCACCAAACATTCTTGCTGCTAACTCAACATAACCTGCATAAAAGTCATATGTTGCCATACCGCCAGCGTAGTTATAGTTCAATAAGTAGGTGTTTAGAATAGCACTACTGAACGGGTCAAAAGAACTTGCTCCTGGCCCGGTTTCTAAACCAATTGTTCTACGGAAAATACTTCTTACATTGATAAACTCAGCAGGAAGAGTGTAGGTATCTACATTCTTTTCAATGGTCATTAGAATATAAGATTCTTCCGTAGCGGCTTGTGCCCGTTGACGATAGACCTTAATAGCGTAATTGTACGCTGCCTCGTAATGTTGAGGATCCAATTCAATATCAATCATCCCGTCACCAAGACGATATCTAAGATTACTGAATAGTGCCTCTTTTAACTCTGATAAAGTTAACCCGGTTGGGGTTGAAAGAACAGAAGCGGTTGGATATGTTGACATAAGTATTACCTAATAATACTATTTATCAGGAGACTTATGGATTGGGAGATTTGCCCTTCATAAACCTTAAGAAGGGAATGTTACTATTATCCAAAGTATGTTCCCCTCCTAACAGATGTGTGTATCCATTCTTTGAATCTTTTTCGCAGACTGGACACATCCATCTTTCCCCCATGTACAAGATTAACCAAACATGGCAATCATCACAAGTAGGAGGACCTAAACCCATTATAGATCGCCGTCTTTACGATTTTCGCTGTAAAATGCATCAAACTTTCCACCGGGATAGCGTGACTCTAACTTGCGTATATTCTCGGCAATCACTTCGTTGGGGTCAAGATTCAACGCACGACATGCATTTACCCAGTACCACATAATGTCACCGAGTTCACGTTTCATATGAAATACATTCTCGTCAGTCAATGCTTTACCCTGAAAAATGATCTTCTTGGGCACTTCAATAAATTCACCACTTTCCGCTGCTAATCCAAAACATGCTGTAATTAATAGTGGGATATTAACATCAGGCCCATGCTTCATCTGATTGTCTGCTAAGTCTAGTTCATAGTTAGCATCTAACCTATCTATCGTATCATGGAATGTGGTCAAGTCATTACTTGCTTGACTAGTAACGGCTTCTACAAACTCTTGGTATTTGTTTAAATCAATTTTCATGGTGTTGTTGCAGTGTCAATTGCAATGACACTTCCTAAAAAAAGCTGTAGCCAGCCATTTGTGTTTTGTCCACTAGAAAGCAAACTTAACCCGCTCAAAATATTAAGCCCGGCAACTGTATATCCAATCGTTTTACGGTTACGATCAAACCACATAAAAAATTTGTCTGTCATACTAAGTCCTTAAACATTTCTTTTCTACCTTCTACACCCAATGTACCCTCAAAAATTTCTGTAGTACGTTGTAGCATAGCACATGCCAACATTAATAGTTCATTCCTGTCATCAGTCAACGAAATTGACCGATCAATCAAAACCATTATCTCTGTCATTCTTTCTTGTGTATTCATAATAAGTTTTCCTTAATTTTATTGTATATAATCTCATTGGCTTCAATGTTATAATGATTTATATTTCCTCGTTGTTTAACAAACAAACTATTAAAATCTATATGGTTTGAAAAACGATACAAATTTTTCCATTCTAAATGCGACAAATGAAGTGTATCCTTGGGACAAAGTTTTTCAATATCACTTAAAATTAAGTTATGAATATATTCTGCGTATTCCAAATCAAAATAGTTTTCAAAAAAATCAACTACTGAATTCAATTTTGGGTTAGTTAAAGAATTCTCCTTTACATCCGTATAAATGAAACATGCATCTTTATACAGAGGATCGGCTGCATGAAAATTATTTAGAGGTGTATATATGCGATATGGACTTGTATGGGAAATAATAATCGCATCATATTTGTCAAAGTTCTGTGAAATAATCTGCTTATATATTTTATATTCACTACAACCTCGTTGTGATAAGTTTGTCACTTCAAAGTGTTGTTTCATCAGGCTAGTCCACGCACCGAGTTCATTGCTCGGTGCTGAAAAACTATCACCGCAAATTAACAGCCTATGCATCAGAACGCTTTCAAAATAATCATATTCTCGTTGAATCTACCATTTGGGACTGCACCGACTGCTTTGATATCTTTGAAATATTTACGTGCTGCAGGCTTACTACCCATCACTTCTTTGATTTGCTCGCCGGGCTTACGTAATGTTTTCATTTCACTAGTATTTGCATCAAACCCTAGCAATGTGTTACCTTTAACACTAAACACTTTGCTATACTCATCCGCAATGTAATGATGCAATTTACGCTTGCCTGTATCGTAAACCCATGCTTCGCTTGCTCCGTGAAGTTTTGTAGGATGTACGCTAACTAAATCAATTTTAGCTGCAACATCCTTGAACAACTTCAAGTATTTCAGTTTAGCAACGATTTTCTCAACAGGGACTGCTTTGCGTTTACGCGGAGCCTTGCTTGCTTTCTTAATGCTAATATAACTGTTCAAGTCACCTAGCACACCTTCAATGAATTTGAGAATGTTACGAATCTGAATTTTACCTAGAAACGCATAGCCCTCTTTCAATGACTCGTCACCGTCACTTAGACGCTGGAATTCATCTTGCTTACGCTTCCAGATATCAACGATGATTGGGGTATGTTGTGGCATGACATTGTATTTTGCAACAATATCAACTGTCTTTTCTGACGCTTTGCCCTTAGTAACAAAATCGTCAATCATACCTTCCATTTCACCCGCAGCATCACGTGCCTTTTCTTTCAGAATTTCTTGAATGTTAGGACGTGTTGCAACCACTTCTTCTTTTACGATACTAGTGGCACTAGTTTTTACTTCGGTTTCTGTCAATGACCTGACTAGTCGGGTAATCTCATTTTGAAGGTTAAGTTCTTCATGCTCGGTCAATTCTAGACCGCGCATTGTCATACGTGCTACCCAGCACAATGTAATAATGAATTCGCTTTCGTGGACCTTACGAACCAACTTAGCTTCATCAGTTCGTTTGTTATAATCCAGATATTGACACAATAGTTCTTTTGCGTCTTTTTTAGTATAGAATCGGGTGTACCATGTGAAACTTCTAGCAAGTGCTGAAAATCTAGCTTCGGGTTCGGGCTGGGTCGGGAAGAAAGGTTCTTCACCCATATATTTTGTATCAGCGTCTCGGGGATTGAGTGCTTTTACAAAATGATCGTCTGTATGCTTGCGTGTAGCCATTAATTACTCCAAAGTTTCAATTGAATACGTATTGTAGCACAGGATTCATTTAATGTCAACCTTTAAATTCACTTAAGGCCATTTGTTGTTCCATGTACAGGGTGTGCATTGTTTTACAACATTTGGGTAACGTTATTCCCAAATTTTCTTTTATAGTTTCTGCTATATATTCATACCCAGATACATCATATAACCGATCAGTGTCCATTTCAAATATAGTATCTTTATTAATTCTATAAGAATCTTTTTGGTTTTCGGGTATCAAATCCCAAAAGAAGGTTGGGACAATATTGGAAAATCCTTCTTTAGTGTAATATTCTGCTAATACTTTTTCCTGGTACCACGAGCCATTTCTCATTCTATTTAATGCTAATAGGTTTTTTTCTGTAGGCAAAGAAAAAACACAATAGATATTATTGTTAAAATCTTCAATACATTTTTGATATTTACGTATAGCATATTCAACTGCATGGGCACAAAATATATAAGTTCCAGTACTATTAAGTATTTTATCTGTAAATTTTGTTAGAATTTCAGGTTGTAGATTTTGTAAATCAGAAAAATGTGCTAGGGAAGGTATTTCATTTGATATTGGTGGTCTATCAAAATGAAATTGATACAATTTTAGCATAACATCTACATATTCTTCATGTGAATTAACTGATGTAAGATTTGGTATCGGGCTTTTTGATTTATTTGGAATATCAGTAAATCTAGGGCTAAAACTTCGTTTCATACTTAACATATTTGCTAGATGATTTCCTCCGGTTCCGGGCGGGAAGATCAAAAATAGGTTCTTTTCAAGTTTCAGCATAGATAGTATTTACGATAAATAAGTGATAGAGTAAATTAACTATGCCTAGACTATCGCTTTGGCGTCCCAATAAAACGAACGATTACAACTTTTTTGATAAGATAATATCAGAACAGTTCACCGCAGGTTCCACAGATTTGTATGTGCATAAGTATATGGGTCCTACAAATCAAGGTCCATCTATTGATGCTACCCAACCTGAATATGATGTATTAGCCCCTACTAATATACAAGATTTGTTATTTTTAGAAAACCGTGACAGAACATATGATCCAAATGTCTATCGTTTACGCGGGCATTATAATGTGCAGAATTTAGATTTTGACTTAAGTCAGTTTGGTTTATTCTTAAACAACGATATCATTTTCATTACAGTTCATTATAATGACATGATCCAATTGGTTGGTAGAAAACTAATGGTTGGAGATGTAATTGAATTGCCTCACTTGCTTGATTATAATCCATTAAAAGAAACTATCCCAACTGCATTGAAACGCTTTATGCAGGTTACTGATGCCAATTATGCTAGTGAAGGTTTTAGCCCAACTTGGTTCCCGCACTTATGGCGTATTAAATGTGAACCACTAGTTGATAGTGAAGAATTTAGTCAGATATTAAGTGCTCCAATTGACCAAGATACATACTTGGGTATATGGGATAAAGACAAAACATATCCAGCAGGTTATGTTATTACGTTTGGTGATAAGAATTATACATCAATACAAGATGTTCCTGCAGGTATTATGCCACCTAATCCTACATATTGGCAATTAGATACAGCAGATAATCTTAAAGATATCCTTGCAACTTACAATAAAAATATTGAAATCAACAATGCGGCACTTGTTGAAGCAGAACGTCTTGTACCTAAAGCAGGTTACGATAGAAGCAATTTATATATTGTACCCACATACGGTGAATACTCAAGTAATGGTGTATTATCTAGGGCTATCAATAATCCGGCTCCACCAGTCGGTGTTAATACTGATGGCGGTAACCCTAACAATAATACAACCGGTACTGTTATGATGATGAGAAATCCTAATTTCAGAAATCCTAGTCCAGTACTTAAGATACCCAAAGCAGCAATAAAAACTATTTGGGACAGTACTGCGGATATGGCATATGAAAAGTTAGATATTTTCAATACAACTCATTTGGAAACAATAACATTAGCACCAGAAAGAACAGATACTAATTCAGGACCAGTTAGAGGTGATACAATCTTAACAGTAGTTTCTAGCGGAACAATAACAGGCCCATACGGTACGGCTGATAATACATATGCTACTGCTGATGCTAACCCAGAGTTACCTAGCTTTACAGGAACAATTAGTCAACAAATGGATTGGAGAGCAGATTGCGATCCAGCATTCCAATTCATTGCACGTAGCAGTCCAAGATCATTTGGATATAGCACAGGTTATTTAGATGGATCGGGTGAAGCACCAAATGGTTTCCCAACAGGTGCCGGTATAAGTTTCCCGCAAAATCCACAAGTTGGAGATTACTTCTTACGCATTGATTACTTCCCTCAATTACTATATCGTTGGGATGGTAGAATGTGGGTTAGAATATCACAAAACGTTAGAACACCGACTGGTATGACAGCAGCGGATAAATCACAATTGTCCGGCTTCATTAATGACAGAGCAGAAACAAAACTTACGGATGGTACATATGTACCTCAACGTCAGGCATTGTCAACTATCTTAGGGTTGACACCTGATCCGTTTCCACCAGTAGCATAAAGAGTATATAATGGCAGATTTTTTCTATGATAATCAGGTACGCAGATTCTTAATTCAATTTGCAAAAATATTCAGTAATTGGCAAGTTACTAAAGGTAAAGACCCTGCTGGCAATGAGATATTAGTTCGTGTACCTGTAATGTACGGTGATAGCAGTAGACAAGCATCCACTATAATTGCTAATAATAGTGCAAGCAATTTGCCTAGTGCGCCTCTGATAACTTATTATATAACCGGATTAGAATATGATCAACGTAGAACACAAGACCCTACTTATATTGACAAAATAAACGTTCGCCAACGGTCTTATAATAGCGAAACACAAAGTTATGAAACTGTACAAGGGCAGGCATTTACTGTTGAACGTTTAATGCCAGTGCCGTATACACTAAGAATATCAGTAGATTTCTGGACTACAAACTATAATCAAAAATTACAATTGATTGAGCAGTTAGGTACATTATTCAATCCTGCAATGGAAATACAAAGCACAGATAACTTCATTGATTGGACTAGTTTAAGTGTTGTATATCAAGACGGATTAACTTTCAGTAGCCGTAGTATACCAGTTGGAACTGGTAATCCAATTGATGTTATGTCTTGGAAGTTCTATATGCCTATATGGATTAGCACCGCTTCTAAACTTAAGAAAATGGGTGTTATTGAGAAAATCATTGCGTCTATATTCAAAGGTAATGCACTAACTGATATTCAAGATGATGATTTGTTATTGGGAACTAGACAAAAAATTACTCCTTATGGATATAAGATTTTGTTGCTAGGAAATACATTGCAAATATTACCACAAGCAATGGCATTCAATCCAAGTAATGCTGATTTAAATTTACCTTCTAATCCTGACACAGATATCTATTGGGCTAGTGTACTAAACGTATACGGAACTATCAAGCCTGGAATTAGTCAAATATGGTTACAAAATCCATATATGGCAACTGATATTGTTGGCACTATTGTTCCTAACCCAAATGATGATAGATTATTAATCTATAACATTGATCCAGACACATTGCCACAGAATACATTAGACCCAGTTGACGGTGTAATCAACCCTCAACTAACAGGACCAAACGCAGGGTTACCCGGACCAGTTAACGGAGTTAGATATTTAATTGTTGACAACATAGGATCACCGAGTGAAAGTACAGTTGCATGGGGAAATGTAGTTGCGTTTGCTAATGACATTATTGAATATAATGCTGGAACTGGTGAATGGTTTGTAAGTTTTGATAGCACTACTGCTACTCATACTACATTAGAATATGTAACTAATCTTACTACAAACGTACAATATCGTTTCGTAGATGATACTTGGATGAAATCATACGAAGGATGGTATGATCAAGGGGATTATTCTATCGTCATCTAATACTGTGATAAATCATAGTATGAGCAATACATCCGCAGGCGTTTTCTTTTATAGCAATAAAACAAATCGCTACTTATATCTATTACGCACAGACAACAAGAACCCAGGAAACTGGGGTATTCCTGGCGGAAAGATAGAAGATGATGAAACATTGTTTGAGGGTATTGCTAGAGAATGTCAAGAAGAAATAGGATTGTTTCCTGACAATGCGAAACTAATCCCTATACAAAAATTTATCAATCATACGTTCACATATCATACATTTTTTTGTGAAATAGAAGATGAGTTTGTTCCAATACTGAATGAAGAACATTGTGGTTATGCTTGGGTAGGGGATAATCAATATCCTAAACCATTACATCCTGGTTTGTTTAGTACTGTGAATTTTGATGTTGTTCAGGACAAGTTAAAGACACTTACAAAAAAAGAGACCTAAGTCTCTTTTTTTATTTTAACAATGCTGACACAGTATTGAATCCTAGTGAGCCGACTATTACGCCTGCTCCCATCATCATCCAGCGCCATTTTTCTAATACTGAAATCTTTCCAGCTAATTCGCTATGTTCCTTAACATCTTGTTCACGCATAGTTTTCAACATTTGTCTAGTTTCTTCTGCGTTCTCATCTAGGGCTTCACGAATTGACTTCAAGTCCTGTCTAATCTCACCAATTTTATCCTCGATGTTTTTAACTTGGACTTGAAGTACTGCAATTTCAGTTTCAGGTTGCATTTTAACTGCCTTTGCTGCGGTTGCCATGATTATGCACTAGCAATTGTTACGATTTCGTAAGGCTGACCACCAGTTGAATTAGCTGCTGCTGCTGTATTGAACGTAGCAAATACTGGAGCAGCATTTTGGAACACAATATTACCTGTAGCAATTGGACCTGAAGTAGCAGTGAACAACTCACCAGTGTGGTCAGAAAGACTTTGAACTGTTTGAGTAGCACTATTAGCATATGTAGCAAGAATACGCATTGAGTTTGGAGTCAACGCTGTGTTTGCAAGATTTGCGGTATAGCATTGTGCTGTTAAACCACTTGTAGCACCTGTTACTAGATACTTTTGCTTACCTTTTTGACGTACAATGTATCCTGCTTCATCATTAGCATAGATGAACGGAGCCTTTGCTGCGGTAGTTGATGCAACACCGGTTAATACAACACGGTCTTGAACTGCATAAGAAGTAGCATCTTCATTAGTTAATGCAACATTAGCACCACCTACATAAGCAGCAACACTGAATGCCGCAGCATTTGCAATGGTTCTAACAAAGTATGTTGTACCTGCTGTTAATCCACCAATGTTAGCAGACAATACGACTGGTTGATTTGCGAATAATGTTTGTGCATTGCCAACAGAAGTCAAGAAGTTACCGGTAGCAGTAGCATTTGATAATTCAATGTTTGCATAGCCTGCAACTGCACCACTTACTGTACCTAAACTTACATAAGAAGTTGTGCCATTATTTTGTGCTACGCCAATTTGAAGTGTAGAACCTGCACTTAATTGTGTTCCAAAGTCTGTACCAACACCAAATACGTTGGCATTAGCACTGCTTGTATAGATAGTACCTGTACCACTGATACCAATAGCAACTTGTGCTAATACTTGTTTACCAATGATTGCTGTGTTACCACCAACTACAGAATATGTGTTAGCATTAGTAGCAGGGAAACCTACTCCACCTACTGGGTTGTTGAAATATGCGTCAACTACTGCAACAGATGCTTTAACTGATTGAGCAGATGTAGTTGTTAGCGAAGCAAGAACACGAGGCTGTACACTTAATTGTGTTGTTGATACTGTAAATGTATGATTACCTGTGATAGCATTAATGTAATAAATTGTATTAGCAGTTAATCCACCAACTGTAGAAGCAACTACGAATGGCATACCAACTGCTACACCAACTGTAGGTGCTGTAGTTAGATTATCTGATACTGTTACATTAGCACCTGAGCCTGAACCAGTTGCTGTGATTGTTAAGACTGCTTGAGCCTTTGCGATTTTAAGAGGACGTCCCATTTTTTTCTCCTTGAAATATTAGTGAGTTCTAGTCACTACGCGGCGGGGACCGCATAAACTCGCCGAATGCGAATGTATAATATATTTATCTTAGAGGTGAAAAAAGCGACCTAAGTCGCTTTTTATAATATTGTCATTTATAGCATGTAGCCATTTGCCATGTTAGCCCGAGGCATGCCAAGTTCAGTAATGCTGAATTCTGAACCTGCACCGCCGCCGGTCGTAAGAAATGCTACTACGTTACCCTGACCACAATAAACACTGTTGTAACTATCATTAGCAGAATAAATCTCTGACTGCTGTGTAGCAATTGCATAAGGAACTCCTGCATTATTGAAAGTGTATGCAACATTTGATAGTGCTACACCTGCGTTAGCAGTTAATGTTAAACTAGTTGCGTTTGCAATACTTGATACAATACCTACGGTAGTTCCGGTTGTGTTACCTATCCAAGCACCAACTGTAAGTTGCGTGTTAAATGCTGTGCCCGATCCAGTAACTGTTGCACTGTTAGTTGCTGCTGTCGCTGTCCCTGTGCCTGCTACTCTAGGATATCCAGTTACAGCATGAATACCAGTACCAGTAGTAGATATTCTAATCTTGTCCGTAGCAATATTAGCTGATTGCTGTGATACTAAATTGCCTGTGTATACATATGATGTCATTTTATTATTCCTATATCTTATTTATTATTAAAGTCTGCCAACCGCTACTTCAATAACGCCTTCGCCTTCAAAGTTTTCTAGTGATTTACCAATTACTGAACCAATATACGGATGAACCATTGGTCTAGCATATCCTTCACCACCACTTACAAGCATATCACCTTTATGTATTGTTCCGCGAACTTTAACTGGGACACGACCTTGCAATGCTAGTGCTACAATATGTTCACCTACACAAGCTGAATTCATTACATAAGCTGGATCAGTTGATACTACACCTGCTACTCTTGTTGTGCCATCTTCAGCTATTGTAACTTCTTTTTCTCCGCCAAACTCTAATACAGTTCCTGCTTCATATGGCTTATCTGCTTCATAGTATTCAGCCAAGTCAGCATAAGTTGCATTCAATCTTGACCCTGCGCTTAATGAGAAATTACCAGTAAATGTACCTAAGTTAGTATTTGAACCTACTGATATGATAGCTGTATTAGCAAGTGTTAATCCAGTTAGTGTACCAACACTTGTTATGTTTGGTTGTGCTGCTGTAGTTACTGTTCCTGCTGTAGTAGCACTACCAGCACTACCTGCACTTACGGCATATGTTGCATTAGCGACAGTACCAGTAACATTTGCTCCAGTTAATGCAGTTAATGAACTGCCATTTCCAGAGAATAACGTAGCACTCAATGTACCGGTTGCCATTGTAAATGATAAATTAGCATTGCTACCCAACTGATAATTAGCAGTTGAGTTAGCACTAACCATAGTAGGATAGAATGTCCCTGCTATCTGTGTAACTACATTAGCGTAATTTGCAATGTTAGCTTGGTCAACATTTAAGTTAGCAACACGGGTTGTACTAGTAACTGTTAATGGTGCAGTCCCAGTTGCAATTGAAGATACTATTTGTCCGGCTGTTCCTAAATTACCAACATTAGCATTTCCCGAAATACTGTATGTCCCGTTTGCTACTACGCCTGTGCTAGTAGCAGTCCATCTAGCAGTTGTATTTCCCGTAACATACAATGAGACATTTCCATTTGCAGTTATAGTAACGTTACTATTTCCATTCTGTAACAATCCGCTATTGATAGTAGTAATGTTGCCGGTGGTGATGATAGCAGTTGCAGTACCCAAATTACCCACATTAGCATTACCACTTACATTTGCTGTACCGGTAATATTTGCACCGGTGTCACTGATGACCATTGTGCTATTACTCTTGGCAGTAAACGTAATGTTTGCATTTTGTGTTATGGCAATGTTGCTATTACCATTTGCATGAGGACCAACTAAATTGCCGCCTGTAATATTTCCAGTAACAGTTAAACTAGTTAGTGTACCTGTACTTGTAATGTTTGGTTGTGCTGCCGTTGTTAATGTGCCTGTTAATAAGGTAGCACTTAATGCACCTGTTACAGCATTGAATGATAAATTAGCATTAGCACCCTGTGCTAAATTTCCTGAGGTTGCATTAACAAACAATGGATACCAAGTACCAGTAGTTTGCAATGCTGTTACCGCATAATCACTTACGTTGGCATATGCAACACTTAAGTTTGATACACGGGTTGTACTTGTAACTGTTAGTGGTGCTGTGCCTGTAGCAATGTTTGAAACTAATATAGGACTAGTGACAGCAGAAGATGCATTAACATTAGCAGTAATAACATTACCAGAAGAAACAGTTAACGTAGTTGTGCTTTTATCAAAAGTGAATGATGCAACACCATTGGTAATGTTTTGATCGTTAAATTGTACCGCAGTATTTGCGCCGCCTGCAATAACACTACTTGACCCGCCTCCTGCAATAACTGTTGTAGCAACACCTGTGTTTGCAGTTGCAGTCATTGTAGTACCGTTTGCACCAACTGTTCTACCTACATCGGTGTATAGTTTAACATTACCTGAAGTAGGATAATCGTTAGCAAGTGTTATATAAAAAGATTGACCATTGACAATCGTATTAGCATTTGTCCCAGCTACCCCTGATATAGTAACTGAAGCACCATTAACATATGGTGTTGTATTAGCTACCGTCATCACAATAGGATTCGCACTAGACAATGCTTTAATATTAGTATACAGCGTGCCTTTAGGTGTCCAAGATAAATTACCTTGACCGTCTGTTTCTAGCACATAAGCAATTGCACCGCCCAACATAGAGATATTTGAAACATCTCCTAATTGAAGTTTGGTTCCGCCCAATTGACTAGTATTTCCTTTGTAATTTTCCCATGTGTCTGTACTAGAAACATAGGTTAATATTTGTCCGTTTAACGGAGTAGTGATATTAAAGTTACCACCGTCACTTCCATTAATTTGGCTAAAACTAATATCAGAATATGAAGTTAATACTTCAATGTTTTCATCTGTATATGCATTACCGGTTCTACCAATGAAAAGACGATTGGTGTCGGTTGCCCAGCCAAATTCGGCATTATCTAATTGTGGTAAGTCAACTAGATTACCTGCTCTTTGTTGGATCTTTGAGATTTGTACTATGGCCATAAGTGTAATTCTTCACGTTTACACTTATTTATCATAATATTGACTTAATCGCTATAGGTATTTCATGTAAAACTGCTCTACCCGCTTAAACCACATGTCAGAATACTTGTCAAATTCAGTACCCTCAATAATGAATTCTTGATAAACTACATCAGCGGTACACATAAAAATAACACCTTTACGTATTTTAGTGCCGTGTACTTCGTTATGAGCATTAGCATATGCCGCTAATTGAACAAAGTAATCATCAATCCACTCACGCTTTTTGAATTTGTTAGATTGTTTGTGGTCCATAATAGCATCCGAACCATCATGCACGCCGCACAAGTCAGTCGTACCTGCATAAACTTTAGGGAAGTATAACGGGACTTCTGTGCCCCAATATTCGTTACACTTAACGAGTCCCTGTTCAATAATTTGTTTTGCCATATTATGGCTTTGAATACTGTATGGATTACTGCCGGGAGCAGTGATTATACCTGTTTTAATATAATCCTCAAGAAACTTGTGCATTCGTGTTCCGCGACTTGCAGCTTCAGTAGTAATTGCTTGTGCTTTTTGAGGGCCCATTCGTTTGCGCCACTCGTTTAATGCTTTTTTAGATTCTTCTGATTTAGTCGCATCTAGTATTGTTGTAACACTAGGTAGTTTCTCGCCATCCGGTGTAGCATATCTGCGCCCCTCAGTTGTATCTATGCGTTTGATTGCTTCATATTTGTATTTGTTTGGATTGTACATCAAGTCAATTATATCAGATTATAAAACAAAATTACACCATTTCGGGTGTACTTGTTTCATGTAAAGTTCTGTATTGATAAATTTCCTCAATGTTAAGTAAGACTTATTATTGACGTAAGTAGAATCTGAAAACTTATCCGAAATTTCTTTAACTATATACTCAGCTAAAAATTTGTTACCTTCTACTCCAACGTGCCCGCATGATGTTTTGGGATAGTTGCGAGTAAGTTTATAAAAAGGTTCCATTAAAAATGGATTATCATTAACACTATTATATAAATTAGGATATGTTTTTTTTATCTTATTTTCTGCGATAGATTGATCTGAAATTGTTTCCATAATACGATCTATTATACGACCTGTTTTACTAACTGTATTAAAAGACAGTCTGCCGGAAGCAAAGTCTGTCATTAAATATGGTATTTTGTGTGAATTAAATAAATTCATTAATGATAATTTAAAAAGATATGTTTTACGGGCATGATCAAAATCATCAAAGTTATCTAATAATGCAGTCTGATGAGCATCTATATTTTCTGTGTCCAAAGGCATTGCGACTGTTTGGTAGTGTGCGTCTTTCCATATTTCTCTACGCCAAAATTGTGACCAAGCTACAATGAACAGTGGGTTACTTCCGGTTGGTAAGTTTTCATATACATATTCATATGTTTTACGATGTATTGAATCATTGCCTGCACCCGGTGTTCCGAGATTAACAAGTGGTATATTTAATTTTCTTGCTACTAAAGCAGGCCACCCTTGATTGAGTATATCAGGTAATCCTTGACAAAACGTCCAACTACACCCACTTGTAACTAAATGAGTAATTTCCAAACTACACCCGAAAACTTTCTCCACATCCGCATCTATCACGCTCATTGGGGTTTTTAAATTCAAATCCTTCATTAAGTCCATTGCGGACATAATCTATCGTCATGCCTTGAAGATAGGCACAACTCTTTGGATCAATGTATAGTGAGCAACCATCACAATCAATCTTCACATCATCAGATATTGGATTGTCAACATATTCAAGCACATAAGCTAAACCAGAACAGCCTGTAGTTTTGACGCCTATTCTGATTCCTAATCCCTTGCCTCTTTTTGCAAGAGTTTGTTTTACTTTGTTTGTTGCTTTGTCTGTAACAGTTATCATTGTGTTGGCATAGCACTTTGTGCCATTTGTTGTACAACTTGTTGACTTTGTGTTTCATCCGGTGGTGCTTGTGTATCATCATGTCCCTTGAAGATAACTTTATCACCTTGGATGTTTTTAATAACAGTATTCAACGGCGGATTCTTTATCATATCATACAAGTCGGTGACATCTAAAACGATATCACCTTTATCTTGTAGATAAGTTAAAAACTCGTCCGTTGTATAACTACTAGGATCTACTACACCGCTCTCAACGTCAGCTTTAAGCTGATTCACAAGAACGATAAGTTTAGTACTTAACGGATCGGTACCATCAAGTTCAAAGAGGAACATATTATCTCTTTGCTCTACCTACGCCACCAGATGGGGGCATTTCTGGTTCTTCTGTTGGAGCAGGGATTTCGCCCATATCCATATCAGCTTCTTCTTCACCTGCTGCCATACCAGCATCCATGCCAACTTCAGCACCAACATCTGCACCAATTTCAGCGCCTGCGTCAAATGCAGCATCAACTGCTTGACCAGTAACACCATTCAATGCATTCTTCAATGCTGCGGTAGATTCTTTTAATGCAGCAGATAATGTATCTAACTGTGCAGAAACTGCGTCATTGTATGCTTGACTTTCGTTAACACCAATTTCAGATTCAATGCTTGATACTAATGCTGGTAATTCTTTAACTTGCATTTGACCAACATCTTCAAGCATCTTCTGTACTTGGTCTACCATGTCTTGTGCTGCTAATACTACTTGTGACTTCTCAACTTCTTCGTTCTCAACCATGATTCTTGGCTGTGGAAGTGAACGTAATTCGTTATAGTGGTCACTAAGTGCTTGCTCCATGAACACCAATTTCATGTAAGAATTTGATGCTTGGCTATTGTGATAGTCAGGAGATTGCTTGGATTCACTCAACAAACCACGTACTTTAGTAAGCATAGTACGGGTAGATGACATGGACATACCATCTACATTGAATGAGGTTTCATACTGTTCTTTCAATACTTTAGTAGAGTAAGTACGGCGATTGTTGTTTAATTCGGTTAGTTTCATATTTGTATTCCAGAGAAATATATAATATATTTATCTTTTCTTTCTGTATTATGCGGATTTGTTAAATCTTTTATCTTGCCAAATCCTAGAACTATTCACATATCCCGCTAATTCGTCAGCTATTTGTTTACGTTCCATCTTTTCTTCACCTAATTTAGCTAAGTAAATTAGTTTTTCTTCTAAGTTTTTAGCTTTTTTTACTAACTTTTGGTGAACTTGAATCTCACTATCTACGCTAGCTAATCTATTATCTAAATCAAGAATTCTATTAGATTCATATATAAGATTTTGCTTTTCGTAGGTACACCAAGATACTGCGTTTTTTAATACATTGA